ACGACACATATCCAAATATTCTTTAATCATTGTATTGTCATCTTTAATATCCTCACCTGTAAAATCACGATATTTCTTTAATGATTCTACCAATTTTTCTTGGTCCAAACCACTCACATTATTTTTTATGAGTTTATAGACCGCTTGTTTTAAAATCATTGGGTTGTGTCCACGAGCTGTGATGATGGCAAAAATTGACCCACCATTAACACACTCAACAAAATCGTCCCATGATGGTCCCAAACTTGCCGACATTACATCCACCAAAAATTGTTTTTCACCTTCACCTCTAAAATTTCTAAAAGAATTTGACGCAAAACCAACAATTGTTTTTCCATTATAAACAAATGGTTTTTTACCTAATTCGTTTCTGTGTTCAGCAAAGTCATCTGTTGACATACCAATTTCATTATCTTGGTCATCTAATACCATAATTTTTGTTGGCATGTTCATTACATTATCATCCCAATCAAAAGCGTAATATTTGTGGTCAGGTAATCCTGATGGGTCCATACCCTCAGTTACCATTTCCAACAAATGTCTTTTAATTGATTTTTTTAAACTCATTACTTTTTGTCTTTTGATAATTTTGCAATGATACTTTCTAACTGTGATTCAGTTAAAACAATGTTTTGCGGTTTTTTAGAATAAGTTTTTTTACCGTTAGTTGGTACTTCCAAGCTTTCCATTAATGTTTTTTTTGTAAATTCCATAGTTTTATATATAAATAATAGGGAGAAGGGTTTTATTTCTTCTCCCATGTTTATTTTTAGATATTTTCAAACGAAGCTCCTGTTGGAGTAATCAAGAACTCAATGTCAATGAATTCAAGAGCTTTTGTTGGTTTAAGGTAAATTTTACCTGTCATTGTATTTCTGTCTAAGTCTTCTGGTGTGTTTGTTACTACAACTCTAAAGTCAATTAAACCTCTATCTCTTCTGATTGAATCCAAGATTGGATTAACAGAGTCTAAGAAATCTTGTCTAACTTTATCATCGTTTTGTTCAAACAACAATCTAACCGCCACCGCTGAAATCAACTTACGAGCTTGTAATAACAATCTTCTTACGTTGATTCTATCAAGAGCTGATTCAGCAACTTGAGTAGTTTTGTTACCAAAAATCAATGTTCCAACGTCTGAGAAAGTTGCAATTGGGTTAATTCTACCCTGATACAATGTATCTCTGTCGTCTTGTGTAAGTTTCTTACGAGCTTTAACCGAATTTACAATACCTCTTGTGTAACCCGCAGACGCGAACCAAGGGAATGAAATGTTATCAGTCAACGCCAAGTTTCTACAAACTTCCGCAGTTGGTGGAAGATAAATTTGTGTATTATTAACAGTATCTCTTGTTAATACCCAAGGATAGTAAGTTGCTGTGTAGTTTGAATCAATTCCTATTGAATCTAAATTATCAACAGCTTCAGTTGGGTAAATTAAGTCGGTTGCCGGTGATGTTGTTGTATCAACAAACATGTTATAGTCAGGACAAGTCATCACATACAACGAATCCGCTCTTTGAGTTTCAACCATGTCAATAGCGTCTTCAACCAAGTTTGAATTATTATAGAAATCAATACCAGGAGTTACGAACACGTTAATGTTTGTTGCTTCAGGGTTTGCAAATGTTTGTTGTCCTAACAAGTATGCGTAGTAGTCGGTGTTTGCAAAATCAGTTGTATTCCCCTCAACAGTAATTTGTTTGAACGCCCCCCATCCAGTTGCGGTTGGGAATTGAGTATTTGGAAATGCTCCTTTTAAATATTTAGTACCACCAAGTACATAATCATCACTATTTGTTCTGTATTCTCTATAAATGTCCCATCCGTCAAATCCACCACGTGCAAACAATGTAAATTTTCTTGATTGGATTCTATAGTATGGATTTGTTGGGTTTGTTGGGTCAGAAGTAAACGACGCATTACCAACTTCAAAAGCTGAAGTACCCGATGTACTATAAGAAGATGAAATGGTAACCGCAGTTGCACCCGAGTCCATGTGATAACCCTTTGATACAAAATCCCAATAACTTGGTGATGTCTCAATCGCAAGATTTGAAGGTGTAACAATTCCTTTATAGTTATAATATTCTGGGTCGTATCCAATTGTATCCGAAAGACCCAAAAACGTTCTATTAATTTTATCACCCGAACTTCTTTGAACTGTTGAGAATGGTGGTTGGTAAATTACTTCACCAGCAACATCATATTTAGTTTTGTAAATTGGGAATGGTGTAACAGCTCCATAGTAATTTCTCATTGTATAACCTTCAAAACCACATGGTAATGCGTCTAAAGGTGCTTCATTACTCATTTCTAACATTACGTATTTTGACCTTACAGCGTATTCACCATCACTAGTACCAATTTTAACACCAACATAACTATTGGTACCAATATTCATTGTGCAATTTGTGAATTTTTCCAAGTAAACAGGATTTGCATCCGTATCATTGTAAGCTCTAATTCCAACATCAAATGTTCCATTATTAAACGAAAGGTTTAAAATTGAAATCTTAACTTCTTGGTTTGCGTCATTACCATCTGAAATTAAAATAAATTTAAATAATTTATAAACACTTGTACCTCTTAGTTCTGAAACAAGATATGGTGTTTCGGGTGTTTGATATTTTTCTAAATAACAACCAATTGATTGTAATGAACCATTATCATCTTGAGCAGATGGTAATGCGGTTACTGATGATTGTATACCTCTAATATAACCTTTTTTGTATGAGTAGTTTAAGAAATTAGTAAATTGTTCCTCAACAAACAAAGGTACTTCATTCCTTGGTTTTCCAAAATTTGATTGACCAAATACTTTTGATATATAATTGGTATCAGTAGAATCCATTGAAACTTTAAATGCAAATGCGTCACCTTCGTATGTAACACCTGAAACACCAAACGGTGAATAAGGACTGATTGATGCCCCACTATACACACTACTAAAGTCTAAAACAACATTAGTTGTTCCAGTAACTTGATAATCAGGATTTGTTGAGTTGTCGTATGCCGCGATACCTCTTGAACGAAGAGTTGCTATTACAACGTCATTATAGTTAGTAAACGCTGTACCAATTTGTGTAAACGCCGACAATTGTACTGAACCCGAGAATGAGCCTGACGCACCTGTTAATGTATTAATTCTTGATTCAAAAGAATATCCCGAATATCCATTACCCGTTGTTGGGTCAAACTGTGAGTAATACCAAGAGTCATTATCTCTACTTGAGTAGTCCGTTAAAGTATTTTTTAAATTTGGTACACTATACACATTTGTTAACCCTGTATAACCCGCGCCTGTCAATGTATTGTAATAAGTGTCAGGTAATGTTCCAAACACATAAGCCGTTGTACCACTTGTTGAAGCCGCTGATGAGTTTGACCCAATAACGCCAGTAACAAATGTCTTTAAGGTATCATTAATTGTTGATGTTGTACCATCTGACAATGTAAATTGATTATATAAATCGTTATTAAAAATTGCTGATGAAAAAGAACCAAATGAAACCGTTGACGTACCACCTGTTGTTCCTGTAAAAGTTACAGAAACAGATGACAATACAGTACTTTGTGTTACTGAACTACCGCTCACGTTTGCAATTGTACTAATAGACCAAGATGGTCCCGCATCATAACCCGATAAACCAAGAATTCTTGATACGAATAACTGGTTAGATTGTGATAAGTATGATTTGGCGATATACGCCGCTTCGTATTTTGGTATTTGTGTATTCACAAATTTTTCAGGTGATGTGGCACCGAAAATTGCTGAGAATTCATCGAAACTTGAAACGAAGATTGGCTCAAAAGCCGGACCCTTCAAAGTTTCTCCTACAATACCTAACGTTGTAACACCTACGCTCTGTGCTACAAATGATAAGTCACGCTCTGAAGTGTATACCCCAGGTGAAACGAAAACTTTATTTGATGTTGCCATTATTTGTTTGTTTTTTTATAAGTTGTTTTATTTAATACATAAATATTATTGATTTTTGTAAAAATCTTTGTATGACAATACTATTTATAAATCAGTATGAATAAATTCTACCTTTTTTCTGCCTTATGAAAAAAACCCCCAAGAAAATAAAGAATATAAAGATTTCTGAAGAATCACACGCAATTCTTAAAAAATATTGTGAACAGAATGGACTTAAAATTTATGGATTTTTGGAAAATATAATCAAAGAAAAATGTCGTGTAAAAACCGACATTTACGGTGACCCCTTAGACTAATTTAATATCAAATAAAATATTTGAATCGTTATTAGATTGTCCCGTTTGTTTTTCAATAACAACCTTTAATCCCGTATTTGGACCCATAGGAAAATAAGATAAATCTTTTCCAATATATAATTCAGTTCCCTGTGTTACAGTGAACGCACTATAATGTTCAACATTATTTGAATTCACAAAATAAAAATCATAATTAGTTGGTAAAGAATTTTGGTTTAAAATTGTGTTAGAACCAATAAATTGATAATTGGTTGGTATTGTATCAGGATTGGGTTCTTTTGATACCGCTTTTCTGGCTCTTGTTTTTACACTAACATCAACCATTGTTAAAACTCTTGATACCGCAGGTGCCACCTCAAACTGTTCCTCATCCAATAGAACACCTAACATTTTAAATGTGTAGTTTTGAATAAAGTATCTTCTTTTTTGTAGTTCAACAACCGATTCATCAGCAATAGTATCCATAATGATTGGAATATATCTACCTTTAATTAAAGCATATGCTTGTTTTGATGAAAATTTATCAAGTACTTTTTGGTTAAATGAGTTTAGCTCTCTCATTCTGTTTGTAAAAATTTTCACATCATATGTGATATCAACAGGAATTGGTTGTGGTATTTTATAAACATCCATACCATTTCTTGCTCCGTTAAAATTTGGAACCAATGCGTATTGGAATAATGGTCTACCAGGTATTCTATAATTTGTTGCTCCCTGATTTGTTCCATAAGGTGTTTCAGGTTTTCTAACCGTTGCAACAAAAGGTGGTTTAATATTTGAATCTAAATCTTGGAAGTTCCAAGTTTGTGTAAACTGAGCCCAGTTCTGAGTTGTAATAATAATATCAACCGTGTTAACAACTTTTCCATTAACATTAATCCCCAAATCATTTTTAACAAAATCCAACATTCCCCTATCCAAATCGGCATGATAAATTCCTTTTGGAAGATAAGTTCCATCTTTTTGAATTTGTTCCAACAATTCTTCCCTTCTTGGTTGAAGAATTTTCTTTGGTGTTAAAGAAATTGTTTTAACAAGTTTTTTTGGTGTTGCCATTATAATCCCTTAAATTCGTCTTCACTAACAGGTGTACAAATAAATGTTCTATAAAAAGGTTTGTATCCACCATAAGTGTGTTTATTATCCGATGTAATCCTTCCGTCATCGGCAACAGAATAATATCTCATTCTACTTTCAGTTTCAGGATAACCAATATAATCACCATATGAAATTGAAATTGCTTCCTCTTCCAAATAATGAAGATAAACGCTCATAATTAAATTACCAGGTTCAGTTTGACTTAGCCTTGATGCCCCAAAAGTTGCCTGACTCGGAGCTTCAATTTTAACAAAGGCTTTAATTTCAACAGGTGCCAAATAAGAAATTGAATCTGTTAAGGCTTCACCATAAACATCATCTTGATTTGTTTTACTCTTATCAACACGATATAAAACCAATGTAAAGTTCATATCACCATATAACCACTCTTCTCCCATTGAGATATTTAGGTTAAAATCCTGTTCGCCAAAGAATTTGGATATTCGCGTAATTGGTACTTTATTTGCCATTATTGATAAATACAATAAAATTGATTATATTTCTTTATTAAAACTATTTGACTTGGAAAATTCCATAAATGAAAATTCAGGATTATTGGAACAAAAAGCCCTTAATGTATTACATGAATACGAAGGTGCAAATAACTATATCCTAAAATTAAAAGGTATTTTCAACCCAAACAAACGAGGTATCCCCACAAGAAGCCAATGTGAATACATTTTAAATTATTCAAACACAACACCAAAAGTCGCAAAAAAATGGGTTGAGATGGATGATTATTTTTCTGAAAAAATATCAAACGAAAAACTTTATACTGTCCCACCAAAACAAGTGTGGATTGAAAAACTATTGGTTGAAAAAGATAAGTCATATCATATATGGGGTCGTTTCTTTGAGAGTGAACCATTAACCGATTTTTGGTTACCCAAAGCGGCGGTCATTAAAAACCCCGAACAATATTATAAAGAAATTGATTATTCAAAGTACGCACACAGACCATTACTTTCACACCAAGTTGAGTCGGTAGAAAAACTTGTTAAAACCAAAAGATTTATTTTGGCCGATGATATGGGTTTGGGTAAAACCACATCAACCATT